CTCGCGCTTGTGCGGAGCGCCCACGTCGCTCGCTCGGAACAGATCCCACTCGACATCCGCCCCGCTTTCGGCAAGGTCGGCAAGAACAGCGTCGAACCCAAGCGAAAGGTGCCCGGCGACGTTCTCGCAGAACAGGTAGCGGGCTCCGCACTCTCGCCAGATTCGGAACACGTCGGGCCACAGGTGGCGTTCGTCGAGCTCGCCTGCGCGTTTTCCGGCGAGGCTGAACGGCTGGCATGGGTATCCCGCAACGACGAGATCCACCGCGCCACGCCAAGCTTGAGCGTCGAAGGTTCGTAGGTCGCTCCAGATAGGCGCGTCATCCAAGTCTCCGCGCTCCATCGCTTGGACCAAGCACGCGGCGGCGAAAGCTTCCCTCTCCACGTAGCAGACCGTGCGAGCCGCTCCGATGCTGCGGAGTCCAAGGTCAGCGCCTCCGATGCCGGCGCACAGGCTGAGGGTACGTAGAGCCACACTAGGGGGTCTCGCTCGCGGCGGGGGCGAGGGCGGCCTCGGCTACGCCCGCTCGACTGTTCGCGTAGCCGCGCACGTTCACCATGTCATCGAGACCTCGACCTGCCTGCGTCGAAATCGTGCGCAGCGACTTAGCCGCGTCGCCCAGCGCCGCCCGCAGCCGCTCGACCTCGGCCTGGAGCGCGGCGCGGTCTTTCATCATGTCCACGACGCGCTCGGGCTCAATCGCGCTTGCCTTCACGTCTCCAGGGAGTACCCACATGCGCGGCGGGCTGAAGCACATCGCGCCCTCGTAGTATTTGACGCGAGCCTCCAGCTTGTCGTTGCGCTCAATCTCAGCCTCGACCTCGGCCCGCAACTCCTCCCGCTCACCGGCGGCGGCGAGGAGGGCGGATAGCTCGGCGGGCGTGAGGCGCACTTTGTACCCCATCTTCGCGGACACGTCAGCGAGGTTCCGCAGCGCGCCCAGGTCCAGTTGTTCGCTCACTTGATTCGCTCCAGTTCGTCGGTCGTGGGGTCGGGCAGGGCGCGGATGGCGTCGCGCACAATCATGGCGTCATTGGGGCGATGCGAGCCGTCCACGCTGTCTTGCTCGCAGTCGGAGTAGTTGTCCGCGATGCGCGCCGCCTCCTCCACGCCAGCCCGGTACGCGGCGAGTTTGAGGGCGTCTTGATCGACGAGCTTGCGCGCCGCGAATCGAATGTGATCGTTCCACCACGCGGCGGCAGCACTCGCGGTCTCGCGGTCGATTGTCAGCGTCGGAAAAAACTCGCAGCGATGGATGACACGCCACGCGCAGAGGTGCTTCGTTGCGTCCACGATATCGACGGACTTCGGGCAGAACGGGCACGGCAGTAGTTGCTCGCTCGGGCTAGCCACGGCTCGCCTCCATCGCACGCACGGCGCGCAGTTCCGCCTTCAACTGCTCGACCTCGATCTTAAGCTCGCGCGTGTCCCAAGCGTGCATGAGCTTGTAGGCGGGCTCGTCGAAGTCCTGGTCGTTCACGACGTACACGCCGCGCGTCACGTACTGCTGGCGCAAGCTGCGCTGCCCGTCCTCGTGCAAGTCGAACGTGACCGTGGCGTGGTATGTGCGGCCCTCGCGCTCGAACGGCGCGCTGACGGTGATACTGCCGATGATCGGATTCACGCCCCACGCTCCACGGTCTCGATGACCGGCAGGGCGACGCGGTAGGCGCGGACGACGCCAGTGGTCTGGAGCGCTCCCTTCTCGCTCTCGAATCCAACCACGATCACGCCGTCCGCGTACTGCGCGGCCCACGTCTCCAGCACGCGCGCGGGTGGCTGCGAGGACACGGGCGCGCTCGGCTCGCCGCGTTGGCGGGCGGTGTAGAGCTTGCGGAACTTCTCCCAGTGCTCGCGGTCGTAGTTCGCGTTCGGGTCCAAGTAGGCCCGCGTGGACTCTTCCGCGTACTTCACCGCAGCGCGCGTGTACTCGTAGGGCCGCAGCGCCTCACTGTGCGCCCTCTTCTCCGCTTCCAGCGCGCGCGTGAGCTCGGCGAGCTGCGTGCTGTAGCTGCGCTGCGCCGCGTCCGAGTGGCATCGCAGATTGTGCAGAGCGCACTGCATCGACTCGTGATGGCGCTTGAACTCATCCCGCTCCTTGACCGCCGCGTTCAGCTCGTTCGCGTTCTTGTTCGCCAGCGCGCGCATCGCTTCCGCCTCGCGCTGGGCCTCGTCGCGGGCGTTCGCAGCGCGCTCAAGTTCCTTGCACGCAAAGCGATGGTCTTCACGCACCTTGCGCAGCGCCTCGGGCTCGACCACGGCGGGGGCGGACGGCTCGCTCTCGCAGAAGGCGCGGACCTCTTCGATGATGTCCATCCAACTAACCACCGCGCCGTTCGCAAAGCTTGCCCACTTCTCCCGCAACTCACGTTCTTGCTCGTTCACTTCTCGTCTCCTTGAGAGCGACCCGCGCGGTTCCCATACGACCGCCAAGCTCCGCGCGGGTCAGTCCCATGCTTGACGGTTTTCCAGTACGTGTACGCAGCCAACGCCGCCTCGGCTGCCCAGAATGCGAACAGGGAGAGGACGGCGCAGGCCATGTGCAAATCCAAACACCACTCCCCCAGCCGCGCAAGTCGAATCCGCAGAAAAAGTAGCCAAACGCACCTAAACCCATGCGGCTTCTAGCCTTGCTACGTTTGGCTACTTTTCCCTTGCGCCGCGACCCTCGCTAGGTCTAGCTTCTAGGCATGAAGCTCAAGCCTGGGCGACCGCCCCGAAGCGGCTCCGCGTCCGATCGCGTCCACGCGCCGTTCATCGGCATCAACCGTGTCACGCGCAACCTGTCGCAAGCAGACCTCGCCCGCCTGGTCGGGGTCAGCAAAGCCGCTCTCTCGTCGTGGGAAGCTCAGCGCAACCGAGCCCCCCGTCCCGTTCTCCTCAAGATCGCCCGCGTCCTGCGCGTGCGCGTTACCGACCTCCTATGAACTACCCGAGAGTCAACTGGAGCACGCTCAAGGCCATGAGCGTCAGCCCCAAGCACTACCTGCATGGCCTCGTCAATCCCAGAGCCGACACGCCCGCGCTCCAGCTCGGACGCGCGCTGCACTGCCTCGTCTACGAGCCGAGCGAGTTCGCTGTCCGGTACGCAGCCGCGCCCAATTTCAACCGCGCCTGCAACGACGACACCGCTCGCGCCAAGGGCTACGACGGCGGCAAGCAAGCAGCGCTCGCGTGGGAGGCGTCCAACCAAGAGCGCGAGATCATCGAGGCCGACATCTACAAGCGCGCGTGCGGGATGCGCGACGCTCTCCTCGCCGACCCCGTCGCTGGCCCGCTCATGCGCGGCGGTCGAGTCGAGCACCGCATCGAGTGGACCGACGATCTGACCGGCATCGAGTGCAAGGGCCGCGTGGACCACGTCAACGGCTGTCTCTCCGACCTCAAGAGCACCCGCTCTCTCCAGTGGTGCGAGCGCGACGCGGCCCGGCTCCAGTACCACGCGCAGCTTGCTTGGTACTCGGACGGGCTCGAAGCGGCTGGGCTACGCACGGAAGAGTCGCCGCGCCTGGTGTTCGTCGAGTCCGAGCCGCCCTACGACGTGCTCGTGCTGCTGTTCACCGAGGAAGACCTCGCCGCTGGTCGTCGCGTCTACCGAGCGTGCCTCGACATGCTGGCCGAGTGCCGCAAGACCGGGCTGTACCCCGGCGTGTCCCGTGGCGTCGCGCGGCGGATTCAGTTGCCCGAGTGGGCGCTGGCCGAGGACGACGTGGAACTGACTCTGGACGGTGAGGTGATGCTGTGAGCCACTGGAAAACCCTGTTTCCCTCGCTCTACCTCGGCGCGCACGACCTCCAAGGCCGAGACGTGGCGCTCACCATCCGGCGCGTCGTGGCCGAAGAGGTCAAGACCGAGAAGGGCTCCGAGCGCAAGGCCATCGTGTACTTCGTCGAGACGGGCAAGAAGGCCAAGCCCGGCGAGGAAGAGAAGCGGCTGGTCCTCAACAAGACCAACGCCAAGACCGTCGCCAAGCTCTACGGTCCCGAGATGAACGACTGGACGGGCAAGCGCATCACGCTGTTCCCGTCTCGCGTGTCGGCGTTCGGCGAAGAAGTCGAAGCCATCCGTGTCCGACCTGTCCCTCCTGCACCTGCCCCTGAAACGAAAGAAGAAGCCAAGTGACGTTCGACATCGACATGGACAACCTCGGAGGCGGCGCAACGCTGACCGGGGTGAACCTCTGGACCATCTCGTCTTGCTCGCTCACCAAGTCGAGCAAGGGCGACAACATGCTCAAGCTCGACCTCGTTTGCGGCGAGGCCAAGCTCAAGGACAACATCATGCTCGGCGGCGCGGGCTGGGGCATGGGCCGACGCAAGCTCATCGCCCTCGGCGTCCCCGAGACTGGCAAGCTCACCATCGACCCGCCCGGCTTCATTGGCATGAAGGTGTGGGCCGCGACCAAGATGGAGCCGAACACTTGGACCGACTCCAAGACGGGCCAGCAGCGCAGCGGCGAGCGCATGGTCGTGGACGTGAAGGAGTTGACGCACGCGGGTTTCCAGCACGTCAATAACATCCCCGCTGGCTGCACGATGCCGGTGGATGACACTCCGTTCTGAGCCATGCTCCGCCCCTACCAGCTCCGCGCGATCGAGATGGTCCGCGCCCGCGTGAAGGACAGGCCGCTGCTGTGTCTCAGCACTGGCTCTGGCAAAACCACGGTCGCAGCCGAGATCATCCGTCGCACGCTGGACAAGGGGCGGCGCGCAATCTTCCTGGTCCACCGCATCGAGTTGGTGGACCAGGCAGTCGCGCGCTTGGAACAGTTCGGGCTCAAGCCCGGTCGCATCCTCGCTGGCGTCAAGGAGGAACGCGACCGAGCGGTGCAGGTGGCTAGTATCCCGACGCTGCTCAAGCGCGAGCACTGGCCTGCGGATCTGGTGCTCGTCGATGAGTGCGCTCACGCGGTCAGTGCGAGCTGGAAGAAGGTCATCGACCGCTACGACGGCTCAGTAGTCATCGGCCTCACCGCAACCCCGATCCGCCTCGACGGGCGCGGACTCGGCGACCTGTTCGGCTGCATCATCGAGCCCGTCACGACGCGAGAGCTGATCGAAGCGGGCCACCTCGTCGAGCCACGTGTGTTCGCGCCTCCGGTGGACCTGTCCAACCTCCCCACGCGCGGCGGCGACTACTCGATCCCCGAGCTTGCGGCGCGCGTCTCGGGGCTGACCGGCTCCATCGTGGGCGAATGGCAGAAGCACGCGCGCGGCATGAGCACGGTCGTGTTCGCGGTCAACGTCGAGCACTCACGCGCCATCGTGGCCGCGTTCCAAGAGATCGGCGTCCGAGCCGCGCACGTTGACTACCGGATGGGACGCGAGCAGCGCCGCCAGACGCTCCAAGACCTGCGGCATGGCGTGCTCGACATGGTCAGCCAAGTGTCGCTGCTCAGTGAGGGCTGGGACTTGCCGACGCTCCAGTGCGCGGTGCTCGCTCGACCGACGCAGAGCCTTGCTCTCTTCCGCCAGATGGTCGGCCGCGTCATGCGCCCGCCCGGTCCCGTGCTCGTCCTCGACCACGCTGGCAACCACCACGCGCACGGGCTGGTCACTGAGCCGGTCGAGTGGAGCCTTGACGGTGCGATCAGGAACAAGCGCACCGCGCCGAGTGTGGCGACGTGCAAGAACTGCTTCGCCTGCTTTGCGCCCGGCCCCTTGGAGTGCCCGGTCTGCGGCCATCCGATGCGGCAAGAGTCCGACGCCGACGCGCCTGCGGTCCATAACCCCGGCGAGCTGGTCGAGCTGAGCATGAGCCCGCCCAAGGCCACGATGGACGAGAAGGAGTCCACCTACGCGCGCATGGTGCAAGCCTGCTCCGACGAGGGCGAGGCGCTTGGCACGGCGCGCGGTCGGTTCAAGCGCCGCTTCGGTGTCTGGCCGCGCTTCTCCGAGATCGAGCGCAAGCTGTACAAGTGCAGCGGCCACGTCTGGGAGACCGTGACCACGCACGCCTTTGACTACGTCCGCTGTGCGCGGTGCTACCAGCGCGGACAAGAGCGGGATTTGGTGGCGCAGCGGGCAAAGTCCCCGATCGTTCGATGAGTGAATCCGACCTCGTCTCCGCAATCCTGATCTGCCTCGGCACGCGCCCCGGCGTCAAGGTGTGGCGCGCGAACGTGCTCGTGGCGCGCGATCGCACGGGCCGGGTTGTGCGTGCTGGCGTCCCAGGACAGGCCGACATTTCGGGCATCCTCGCGCCCAACGGGCGACGGCTTGAAATCGAGTGCAAGACCACGACCGGGCGGCAGACTGAAGATCAGAAGCGCTGGCAACGGATGATCGAGGCCCACGGTGGGCTGTACGTGCTGGCGCGGAGTGTGGCGGATGTGGAGCAAGCCTTGCGATGAAGCCCTACTACGAGCGCGACGGGATCACGATCTACCACGGGGACTGCCGCGAGATTCTTCCGCACGTCAAGGCGGATTGCGTGGTGACGGATCCGCCCTATGGGATCAAAGCCGTAACGCGCGGGCGCACGTTTGGAACGTCAAATGCCGCGCTGACACGCGAGTACATCCCTGTGTATGGTGATGACGCGCCGTTCGATCCGGCACCGCTCCTCTCACTGGAACTCCCGTCGATCCTGTGGGGCGGCAACCACTTTGCGTCTCGTCTCCCAGACTCTCCTTCGTGGCTGGTCTGGGACAAGCGCGACGAATGCGGTTCAAATCCAATGGCGGACTGCGAACTAGCGTGGACAAACCTTGGAGGCCCCGCGCGCCGAATCCGCCATTTGTGGATGGGAATGCTCCGCGCGGGAGATCCAGTCACGCGCTCGCACCCGACCGAGAAGCCAACGGCTGTCATGCGCTGGTGCATCGGCTTCATGCCGCCCGGCACCATCCTCGACCCCTTCATGGGCTCTGGCACCACGCTCGTCGCTGCCAAGCTCGAAGGGCGCAAGGCCATCGGCATCGAGATCGAGGAGCGCTACTGCGAGATCGCGGCGAAGCGGCTGGCGCAGGGTGTGCTGGACTTCCAAGGTGAGGCGCTGAAATGAACTACCCCTACGACCCCATCTCCCTCCTGTTCCATCTCGGCCTCGGCCCGTGGGTCACGCCGCTCCGTGGCAAGATCCCCACCCTCGACGCATGGAGCACCCGCGACGCCGTGGATGAGGCGACCGTGCGCGGCTGGGTCGCGTCCGGTCTAAATCTTGGACTGCGCACCGGCGCCCGCTCTGGAGTCATCGTCATCGACGACGACCGTGGGCGGCATGGTCTCGACGAGTTCGACGCCCCGCCGACCGGCCTCATCGCGCGCTCGCCCACAGGCTCGACTCACTACTACTACCGATGCCCCGCCGTCCCGCCCCGCAACTCCGCCTCGCACCTCGCGCCCAAGGTGGACGTGCGCGGCGAGGGTGGGCAGGTGGTGGTCCCGCCGAGCATCCACCCCACGGAGCGCGAGGAATACCGCTGGGCCGCGCTGGGCGAGCCGGGTCCGTTCCCCGCCGACCTGTTCCGCGTCGTGACCGTGGACATGACGCCGCCGCCCGTGAGCACCGGCCAGGGCTACGCCGAGACCGCGCTCAGGCGCGAGGTCGAGCGAGTCGAGAAAGCCGCCGAGGGCACGCGCAACGACACGCTCGTCAAGGCGGCCTTCAGCCTCGGCCAGCTCGTCGCAGGCGGCGCTCTGGCCTCAGACACCGTTCAAGCTCAACTGACGCAAGCCGCGCTGTCCTGCGGCCTCTCAGAGCGCGAGGCGACGGCGACCATAGCCAACGGCCTGCGCGGCGGATCAGCAAAGCCCCGAGGCGTGCCCGAGCGCCATCCGGCTGTGACCACCTCAGCCCCCGAGCGAGCCCGCAAGAAGCGCGAGATCCTTGTCCCCGGCAGCCACACGCTGGAGGGCGGCGAGTACGTCGAGCAGGGCAACGACCGGTTCTCGTCCCAGGTGCTTGAACACCTCCCCCCCGACGCCATCTACAGACGCGCCGGGACCATCGGCGAGATCAACGAGGGCCAGTTCTCCGAGGTCAAGCCGGAGCGGATGCGCTCCATCATCGACGCCGGTGTGAAGCTGGTAAGTTGCAAGGCAGATGACACCAAGGACGGCACCAATTACGAGACCGCCTTCCGTGTCTGCTCGCGCGACGCCGCCTCTCTGGTGCTCGCCTACGCCACGGTGCGCGGCTCGATCCGCGACCTGAAGCACATCGCATCGCACCCGGTCTACGTCGGCTCCGACTTCCACCTAGCCAAGCCGGGCTGGAACGAGGCCAGCGGCGTCTACCTCACGAGCACCCTCGACGTGGTCCCGCTGGAGCTGGACTACGCCAAGGCGGTGCTCGAAGACCTGGTGTGCGACTTCCCCTTCCAAGCCAAGGCCGACCGCGAAAACTACTTCGGCCTTTTGCTAACCCCTTTGCTACGCCCCGCGATCAACGAGCCCGTACCAATGCACCTCATCGGCTCGCCGATCGAGCGCTCGGGCAAGACCAAGCTCGCCGAGATCGTGCTCGGCTGCATCATCGCCGGTCGGCGCACGCCCGCGATGCAGCTCGGCGACCGGGAAGAGGAGCGCGAGAAGCGCATCATGGCCGTGCTCATGCGGGGCCAGACCATCCTGCACCTCGACAATCTCTCGGACTTCCTCGACTCAGCCTCGCTCGCGTCTCTGCTCACCTCCAGCGAGTACCAAGGCCGCATCCTCGGAGCCTCAGCCGCGCCCACGCTCACCAACGGGCTCACCGTGGTAGGGACCGGCAACAACGTCCACGCGACGGGGGAGATCAGCAAGCGCATCGTCCCGGTGCGCCTCCTGCCCAATACGGACGCGCCTGAGAGCCGCACGGACTTCCGGCACCCTGACCTCCTCTCCTACTGCCTGGACGCAAGGGAGCGCGTCCTGGGGGCTCTGGTGGGGCTAGTCGAGAACTGGCGCGCAGCCGGTCGTCCCCTGCACCGTGGCGGCTTCGGCGGCTTTGAGCGCTGGACAGCCGTGGTCGGCGGCATCCTCGGCGCGGCGGGCTACACGGACTGGCTCACGTCGATGGCTGAGTGGCGCTCAAGCGCGGACGACAGCACGCAGGAGCACGCGGCGCTAGTACGCGCCTGGCATGACCGCTACGCCTGCGCTCCAGTCTCGGGCGGGGACATCTACTTGCTCGCCATCGAGCTGGACCTCTACGGCTGGCTCGGCGAGAAGCGCTCCGACAGAGGCCAGCGCACGTCCTTCGGTCGCCGCGTCCTCTCGGCCATCGCCGGGCGCATCATCTGCGGCTACCGGGTCGAGTCCGAGGGCGTGGGCGGGGCGCGGCGGATGAGGTTGACGCATCCGTGAGCGCCGTCCGGTGTCCGCTGTGCCCCCGGTCGATGCCGCTCGCGGACTACCGCCAGCACTGGGACCGCTTCCACGCCGTCAACCTCGTCACCGGCGAGCGGCCCCAGTACCAGCCTCCCAAGACTGCGGCCCGTGCGCCCGCTCCCGGTACGGACTGGATCGGCTACGGAGAAGGTTCTCGCACGTCCGCTGCGCCTCTGTTCCGAAGAACCGATCCAGCTTGATCGCGCTCCCCAGCCCGGTCCCGTAACCGGCGCAGATGCGGTCCATGACCGCGATCGACACGCCAGCGCGGCGACCGGCCTCGATGCGGGAGAAGCCGAGGCGAGACAGCTCAGACTTGACGTGAACAGCTAGCGGGTCGTGCATGTGATGGTTGCCAGCAGCGCGCGTTACGTCCCTGCGCTGGCGACAGAGTTAAGACGAACCACCACGGACGGCACACGCGCACACCGCGCCCCGTGGCTCTCCTCATGAGAGCAAGTAGATGAACAGCAGGAAGAGGGCGGACACGAGCAGCGTGTCGCGGTCTTCGCGGTCGAGGTGCTTCACTGCCTCGCCTCCCAAGCCTCGCGCAGCCTCGCGGCGTCGCTGTTGCAGCTCGCAAGCTCCACGGCCGTGCGGCGCACCATCCGATGCGCACCAGCGCCGCCGATGAGCGCGACCGCCAGTACCGCGCGACCGTGCTCGACCTCGGCCTCAAGCGCCTTCGCCTCGGCGGCGATGACGGCGCAGCGCAGGGTCTCCAGGGGGCTCATGCGCTCCTCCAGGGATGCAGCAGCGTGCGTCGGACGTGCTTGCGGTGCGCCCATCGTGCGCGTGCCTCGTCTGCGGTCGGGCCGGGGTTGAAGCCGAGGCCGCCGTGGGCATGGAACATGACCGCGCCGGGGCGAGCCATAGCAGTCCACTCGCGTGGCCCACGCAACACTCGAAGACTGCGCCAAGCCTCGCTGACGATCGCCCGCATCGCCTCCACGCGCCGACGCCATCGACGACGCGGACCGGCGCGTGTGGGCCTAGCGTGCTCGATGCGCCACAACTCGCTCTGTGCGTGCTCCCATAGTCTCATCGGCACACGATCCTCTCCACCTCGCGCATGTCCGTGTACTCGTCCGCAAGCAGCGCCGCCCGCTCCAGCACGCGCGCTAGTATCCCGGCGCGGTGCATGTCCAAGAAGCTGGCCACGTAGCGCGACGGGTAGCCGTCGTCGCCCGGCGTCGCGTAGAGCCCCCACGCGCCTCCTAGCTCGCGCTCGACGTAGTACGCGGGCGCTGTGGTGTCGCCGTGGCGCAAGCACAGCCCAGGGCGAGCCAGGGACGCGGCGTGGCAGCCGCAGGTGGTGTCGTGGGCGTCTTTCATGAGCGCACCCCGAACGCCGCGCGCACCCAGGCCACGCGAGCCGCAGCGAGGTTCGCGCACCCATCGAGCGCGCCGGGGGGACGTGGAGCGAGCGCCAGCGTGAGGGCAAGCTCGCCACGTTGCAGGCCGGGCAGAACAAGCGCCGCGTGCGACACGCGCCCGCGCTTGCACTTGACGCGCACCTCACCGCGCGCGTTCAACGTCACGAACGAGGGCACGGTTTTCACGGCCTCACCTCCCCGCCACCGTGGGCGCATTTTTCGCAGCAGTAAAAACGTATGGTGTCGCCGCGCCATGCTGCGCTTGGATTGCCACAGTCGCACCGCTTAGTCGCGGGCAGTCTTGGGGCGTGCACGTGGCAACAAAGCCTTCCTCGGAACTTGAATGTGGCGGGGATTCGGCATGGGCGGTTTTCCCACATCGGTCCGCGTGCGACGGTCGCAAAACATTGGTTATTCATGTTTCGCCCTCTCGCGTTCCGCGTCCTGCTCTGCCATCTCGCGTTCGCGCGCCTCGTCGTAGTTACGCTCAAAGGCTCGCCCTTGCTCCTCGCGGCTCGCTTTGCAGGGGGCGCAACGGCCAGACCACGGGCGCACGCGCGTGAAACAATCGGGGCACTCGTCGCAGTGGTTCACGGCCTCACCTCGCTCCCGCCATGCCCCAGCGCGCTCAACCCAAACTCCCGCAAGCAGTCCGCGAGCAGCCCCGTCTCGTCCCGCTCAAGGTCGCGCGCTAGTACCCGCCCCCCGTCGCTCCAGTACGCGCGCCCCTCAGAGTCGCGGAACAAGTCGGGCGAGCCGTTGCCGGTGGGGACTTGCTGTAGTTGCGCGCTCATGATCGCACCTCCAAGCCCGCCGCGACTTCCTCCGCGCTTCCCCAATGGATGCCGCGCCGACCGTACATGCGCACGGCCTCGTCGTAGCCGAACGTCCCGACCTGCTCGGCGGCGCACGACAAGCACACGCCGTAGCCCGTGTCGCGGTCGTGCCACTGCCGCCCGCGAGTTGTCTCGCCGCAAACGCAACACGTAAGGCGCTTAGTGGGCTTCACTTGCTCACCGCCTCTCCGGCGTAACGGTACGCGCCGTCGATGCCGCTGGCATTCTTGCGCGTCCCCATGATCGGCACGAACACGTAGACGCCGTCGTGCGTCTGCCCGCCGATCCAGTCGCCAAGCCAGCCCGTGTAGCCTTGCTCACGCTGCACCTTGGCATCGAAGCGCGCTAGCGCGTCCGCGCACGCCTGCCAAGCGGCCTGCTCGCCGGAGTACTCGTCCGCGTACGGGATCAAGTAGTTGAACGCCTCGCACCGCACGCGCCATCGTGCGCCCGTGGTGTTGCCCGGCGGAACGTAGCGGACCGAAATTGCTTGCATGGTGTCGTCTCCAGTCTCATTCCACGCGGTCAGCGCCGCGCTCGCTTGCCCTGTGACCCCAGGGCGCGTGGCATCGGACAGCCACAGGCCAGCGCGACGTGCGCTAGTGCCGCTCGCTTGTGCGCGCGAGCGTTGCGCGGGGGCGCTATGCAGTCTCCCCACGCGCGCGGGCGAGGGCGGAACGGGCTTCCTCCACGGTCCCGCGAATGCTGTCGCGCATCGCAAGCGTGTCGTGCGGATGGATTGCGAGCTTGCGCAGTAGGAACTCGGCATCTTCCAGCGCCGCGTACAAGTCGGGCGCGGACGCGCACAGTTGAGCGTTAGCCCACCGTTCCGCGCCGGGCCGCATGGACGCGACGCTAGCTACGCGCTCGCCATCGTGGGCGTCCACCTCGCCCGAGTGGCGCTTACTTGCCACCCACGGCCCGCGCGTGAATTGCGGCCCGCTCATGAGCGCACCGCCAGCTTGCGCAGTAGCGGAGCTAGATAGCTCGCCGTTCGCCCTTCGACCGCGCCCCGCACGTCAGCGCACGTCAGCGTTCTAGCGCGTTCGCGCGCCTTCTCCGTATCAGCGCACGCTGACGCCCAAGCAAGGTCTAGCGCGTCGCTGACGGGCAGCGCGGGCAGTTCCGCAAGCGTAGGTAGCTCGCGGCGCAAGACCGCGAACACTTCGCGGTAGTCAATGCGCACGTCGCCGTCGGCGCACGTCAGCTCCAGGGTAATCACGACCGCACCGCCTCTCCGCCCAAGTCAAGCGCGCGGAACTCGGCGAGCGTGCCGGAACAGGCGGCGGGGGAGGGGCGAGCGATCAAGCTAGCGGGCCACGTGCGCGCAATCTCGCGCTCGATTGCCGAAAGCGCGTCGCCGCCCGGCCACCCAAGCGTCGGGACGTTGCGAAGCGCGCGTAGCTCCGATGCCACGCTTGCGGCTGTCTCGCTTGCTTCCACCTCGCGCCACGCCCACGTTGCGCCGCCCGTGTGCGAAGTAACGACCCACGCGCGCGAAAGGTTGCCCTCAATCGGCGTCAAGCCGGGAACCACAATGCGAACCACGTTGCTGTCCATGTGTCTCGTCTCCAAGTTGCGCCCCCATGCGAGGGCTGGATTGCGCGTAGCGAGCGCGCGTAGCTCGTCAGTGACAGGTGCTACCTGCATACGGCGCGTAGGTGCGCCGTTTCGCTCTAGCTCGGGACGCTCACGCCAGATCGGATTGAATCGAGCAACGCATCCTCGCGTGCGATCAACACTACGCGCTCGCGTCCACGCGCCTCGCCCCAAGTCGGATCGCCCCATCGGTCACGTTGCGTCGCTAGCACCGTCACCACGTCCGCGCGCTCGCAGGCACCATTTCGCGCCGCCTCGAACGAATCCACGCGAACTCGCGTTGCGCCTTCGATGATCCACCATGCGTCTCTCACGTCTCAGTCTCCGTTGCGCCCCTTGCGAGGCTAGGTCCACTCGCGCGCCGCACCATGCTGCGCGCGCCCCCATTCTATCGACCCGATGGCTAGAGGTTCCACACCTTTCGCTACTTTCCAAGTTTGCGTTAAGTAAAGTAGCGGCCCTAACCCCATACCACGCGCGCACTTACGCCAGTTTCGCTACTTTCAACACTTTTCTCGGGTCGCCCACATATACGCGCCCTCTCCCCTCATACCTATACGTGTGTAGTAATGTTCATAACCTTATTACGTAGACGTAAGTGCATACAGGACAAGGGCTTACGCTCGCCACTTTACCGTCCCGAAACATACTAACCTTCGCGAAAGTAGCGCCACGGCCAGCACAGATGAAACCCTAGCGCATAGGTGAAAGCTAGCCCCTCTCGAGCCCCGGCGAGCCTCGAGACAGACCCAGACCCCCCCCACGGTCCGCAGACCATTTGGGGCGCGGGGGATTGACAACGGGGCCGAGAGGGGCGAGGGTTGGGGCAGTGGAGCTAGAACAGAGCGCGAACACTGGACGACAGAGCGACGAACAGAGTCGAGACCTGACCGCGCGCGAGCGTCAGCTGTCCGGCCTGCGCCCGTTCAAGCCCGGCCAGTCTGGCAACCCATCAGGCCGGCCACGCGGGTCGAGTCCACGCCAAGCGGCCATGAAGCTGCTAGCGGCCCACGCTGACGCCGAGGGGGACGGCGCGCTGTCGCTCAAGCTCGGCCGAGGCTACGTCCGCGCGGTCGAGATGCTTACCGAGCGCATGGCCGACCCGAACGCGAGCCCTAGCGCCCTGGCCAGTTACGGTAAGGCGCTCGAATCACTCACGCGCGCCCTGGCCGAGCTTGACCCCGCGCCGAAGGTTACCGAGCGGCGCGAGACGAGTCAGCGCGTCGTGCTGTCCCTCTCCGGCCAGCTACCTGCCCCGGCGGCTGGCCAGCTTCCGATAATGCCTCTTATGTTGCACGACGAGGAGCAGGTAGGAAGTAGGCAGGAAGATAGCGGCCCGCGCACGATCGAGGCGGAGCGGGGGGCGGGGGGGACGTCGGAGACCGGCGTTGGGTCCCATCCTGACGCACCGCTTCCGTTGCGGAGTACCCCGCCCCCGTCCGCCACGACACCATAGGTGGGGGGGTCTCAGCTTGCCCGCGACGGGTCCCATGCCTAACCGCCTGGCACGGGTGGGCGCATAAACCACGGGGGTCGTCATCGACCGCTCAGACGGGTCCCATCTTGCACCTGCCTGCGTTGAGGCGTAGAAAATACCCATGCCCCCGCCCGGCGTGTTCAACCTGACTGGCGACCTGCGTTTGGTGGAAGGATCGGACAACCGGTTCACGCTGACGTTTGGGTCGGGTGATTGGGACGGGTATGCGGCGCGCGCGGAGTTGCGTGACGGGTACCGAACGGATGGCGGGGTGCTGATTGGGTCGTTTGTGGCGACGATCGTGCCTGGGGCGCGGACGATCCATTTCCACTTGCCGTACACGGTGGTGATCCCGGCTGGGGTCTCGTGTGGTGTGTGGGACTGTGAGATTTACAACGGCGCGGCGGTGACTCGCGTTGTGCAGGGTTCTTGGGAAGTCAACCGGGAGGCGACGACGTGACTGAGTATCCGATCGAGGTGAGCGGAGCGGTGTCGTCCTTGTCGGTGGGGGAGCAGCGTGTGTTGCGGAGGGCTCCGTTCCAGCAGCACTTGCAGACGGCTGGTTTTGTGGGTGAGAGCGGTGTGAAGCGGATCTGTTCGGGGCAGGGTTTGATCTTCATGGGTCACACGCCTGTGGGTCCGT